CAGCATTTGCATAGGACGCTTCGGAGAAGTTGCCCATGTAGACAGGAGGAACGTGGAACATGGAGCCGATCTTATCTCTCGAGAAGCTCTGCTGCTTCAGGAACTCCATGTCTTTGGCGTTGATTCCAATCTTCTCCAGCTTCATATTAGCACCGATGATACCGATGCCGTGCTGGTTCTGGACTCCCTTGAACTCTCTCTGTAGCATCCTTCGCACCCGATTGAGCTGGGTGTTAGAGAGGGGCTCCTCGGGAACCAGGAGAGCAGAGGGGATGGCGTTGTTGGTGAAGAACGCTGTGTTGAATTCCTCTGCTTGGATGTCAAGGGTGATGGCCCTACGTGCAGCCTCGATCCTACCTACACCCATCATAGGGTTGTTAGGGTTAGGATACTTGAGGTGAACGATCTCACTCGGGTCATAGTTCTGCACCTGACCATCGAGTAGATGATAGGAGTAGCCTTTCACCTTCACGACAGGATCAGGGATGGGCTCCATTCTGGACGAGTCCAGGGCATACAGATTGATAGGTGTGCCCGCTTGGTCCTTGACAATGAGCCAATAGGCGTTGCCAGTCAGCTCGAGGAAGGTGCGCGTCAGCCCAACGAAGTTAGCTCCGATGTCGTGGGGGTTAGGAGCACTGAGCATACGGAGAATAAGGTGATCAGGAAACTCCTCCCCGCTCTCCTTGTGCGCTACCTTGAATGGAACAGAGGCCAGGGTAGATGACAGGACCGAGACAGCCATGTGCACCCACGCGACATGGGCATACGTCTGTTGGTAGGCCCCATAGCTCTGGCCCACTTCGGATGTCATTGTCCCGCCGATGTCTGGGCCGTAAGGCTCGTCGGTGGTCTGGTTCCTATTCTCTACGGGCATGTGCGGGGCAATGAATGCTGCCAGAGCTTGCCTGAGTTTTTCAATGACGTTCATCTTGACCCTGTAAAGGAGAGGGGGGCATGAGGGGTAGGCGACGTCCAGGGCCGCTGATGTAGAAGTCAGAGCCGCGAGTTAGTAACCTACTTGAAACACCGCTATTCCGTAGTTAGATTTCTACTTCTTACTTGGGCTTTCATGGCATTGTCAAATGCCCCATGCCCCAACGTTCTCTTCACTGTGGACCCCATATCGCATCGCGTCAAGGGGGTCATTATCAGAATCTACATAAATTTCCTTCACGTTCTCGCGACCCTCCTGCCACACGACATCTTCAAGGGTGCGGATCAGCTCGACACAGGAGGGGTCGATTGTGATGCGCCTATGGCTGGGTGTATGCGGGTGCTTGGCTAGGAACATACGCTTCACGGAGCGGATACCATCCTCGATATCCTTCTTGGCGTTGCGAGTATCTATGCCCTTATCCCACATGGCCCGCCGATCCTTAGCGTCATGGTCAGCCCACGTAGTCTCGATACGTTCTCTAAAGCCCTTGATGTGCTTGATGTGGGTATCGATCAGCTCCTTCTTCTTGTAGTACTCCCGATAGAAGTAGTAGTTGCCATCATGATCCTTGGCATACCAGAGACAGACGAAGGGGTTCGTGTACCCGAAGTCCACGCACCTGTAGTATCGATAGCCCCTCTTACGGAGAACGAAGCGACAGGGCTTGACGTGTATGGCCCTTGAGAACTCCTGGAAGCAGCGACCACCGCGAGCATCGGGTATACCCTTCACCTGCTCGTTGTAATCCTCCTTGGTCATCTCATCTTCATCGGGGTCATCGATGTTGTGTGGGTTGTCTCGAGAGTCCCCATAGAAGGCGTGCCACTTCGAGTTGGGCGGGTTACCTAGCTTGGCCTTCTTATAGACCCACCCGAACCCCTTCGGGCTGGTGCTAAAGACGGCTATGCCTTTACGGGTATGAAGCCTCATCCGGAGATAGCGGGCCCAGGCGGACGAGTGCATCTCTGCTGCCTCAGCCATGATGACCCAGTCTAGCTCTTCGCCGAGCAGGTTAGACATCTGCCCGACCTTCGCCGTCTTGACTTCGACCGTCGAGCCCCAAGGGAAGCGAAGGAAGAAGTTGCCCTGCCTCACGTTGTAAGAGGCTTCGAGGGTGGGCAAGCCCAGCACCTCAATCAGATCGTGCCAGATGTAGCGGAACTCCTTCTCACCTAGCTGGTAGGTAGGGGCCACGATCCACCCGTTTGTATTGGGTGTCAGGATGATGGGCTCTACCTCTCGAGCAGCGGAGCAGGACTTACCCCAACGTGACCCCGCAAAGGTGATGCGGAAGCGGGCCAAGGAACGATGAAATGCCAGCTGCCCGGGATGAGGGGTGTAGCCAATAGACTCAAAGTGCTTCCACTTGTCCACTCCGCCAAAGTCTGGGGGAGGGTTTATGATGAGGTCTTGACGTATGGGATGCTGGTATACGTGGCCCGCTACCTTGTGTCCGACGGGGTCGGCGTACCCATGGTGAAGGGGATGGTTGACAACATCGAGTTCGTCGGGGATGACGAGCTTACTTGGTAGTGGAAGTAGGAGTGACATTGTGTAGATGCGCGTGGTAGTTGTTGTGCTGAACCTGGGGCCCCTTAGCGAGATGGGCCTTATACTCTGGGTCATACCCTTCCAGGTATGCCTTGATAGCTCCGAGGTCTCCCTCTTTCACCAGGTTACGGAGGGCGGCGCGGGCCTCTCCTACATGACGGGTGGACTCGGCGGCAATGATGGAGTCCTTCCAGCACCGATATCCTTCGCTCAGGCACCAAGCCCTGACCTTCTTCAGTGTGATCTTGAGCTTGCGTCGTGCCTTTTCAGCGGGTAGGCCAGAGGCAAGGAGCAGGACATACTGCACCTGCGGGGCCGTGGGCTGGTATTGCGTAGCCAGTTGGGTCTTGAGATCGGTGAGTGGCTCATCGAGCTTCTCTGTTATTGGCTGGGCGCGTAGTGATGTTGGTCCTTTCATGTCGGGGTCCTCCTCGTGGGGGGCTCGGGACAGGGGTAAAGGTGGAGGGCCTCACGCCGAACCAAGACGTATAGAGGCCCTCCGGTTGCCGTCTCTCAGCCCATGCAAGATATAACGGCATGAGCGGGGGGGCAAGGGATGGGTTATGAGATATATTATATCAGGTGTATAGAGACTATAAGAGAGAGAGAGAGAGAGAGAGAGAGAGAGAGAGTATTAGTAGTAGAGATAATAGTTTAGGGTGTCATTTTTAGGTGTGTTGATGGGCTTACGATTTCTCGTGGGTCACCCACGATTTATAACCCCGGGGGTGGCTCATAGTGGCTCATGTTCATATCCACTGAAGTCTCCGGCTGTTCATATCCATTGAACGAGGTGGGAGTGGGGTCGGGGTGTGGCGGGCCCCTTCCTTGAACCGATGACTCCCCCCTTATATATCAGATACAAAGTAGTCCGCCCTCTTCAGTCCAAATGAACAGACACGAAAAAAGGGCCACCCTTTACGGGCGACCCTTCCGGGATCATGTCGGGATCATGTCCTTTCGAGAACCATGTCCAGGAGGTCGACCGGCCTTTCCGAGCAAACCATTTCAAGGTAGTCGATCCATTCCAGATCCGCAGGGTCGGACAAGAATAGAAGGGCGGCGATCCGGACCATGTTGGCCTTGATGGTTTGGAATTCAGAATTCCTAACCAACTCCTTATCGTCGGCCCCTTCCGGTATCCGTTCGGCCATCATGGCATTCCCAGCTTCAAGAAGACTGACCCTGTCCATGAACGGAAGGTGGTCGGGCTTGGCGAATGAAGGTCCGTACCCTCGAGCCTCATCATGGAGAATGCGGGCGAATTGATAGCGGTAGTCGGAAGGATACAAGGGGGCTTGGTCCTGACCGTATGGCCTGACCTTTACGAGCGACGGTTGCCGTCCTTCTGATTCATCGTTCTTGCGTAGGTCCGAAAGGGAGGGGCCGGGCCAGGACAAGCGGGCGGCCTGACCGGGAGCGGCCTTCTTGGCCGGGACGTATCGGGGAAGGCCCCGTCCAATGTCGGCCTTGTCGTCGTCGGGTCTGATATCGTCGTTCATCGTTCAATTCTCCTGAAGTAAAAGGAAGGCCGATTCCCCGTAAAGGGGAACCGGCCTAGGTGGTGGTTCTAGCCTTCCTTCTTGTCGGCGTCTGGCCTGACCGCAGTCTTGAATTCCTGACCGCCGATCTTGACGATTGCGAAACCGTCCTTGACGGTGACGGGAACCTTGCCGAGTTCGGGCATTTCGGAAAGGCGGATTCCGGCGGCCCTGAGAATCCGGCGGATGGCCTTGCCAGTCAAGGCGTTGGGAACGTCGGTCAGGCCAGTCCTGACCTTCTTGGCCGGGACATCGATATCGTCGGCCTTGGTAACAGTCTTCTTGCTGGCCTTCTTGACAGGAGCGGCCTTCTTGACGGTCCGCTTACTGGCCTTCTTACTGGCCTTCTTGACGGGGGACTTGCGAGTGGACTTGCGAGTGGACTTCTTTGCTGTGGTCGTCATTGTTCATTCCTACTGAAGTGGTCCGAATGGACCGGGTTTGGCCTTCCTTCTTGAAAGGCCGAAAGGTCCTGACCGAGAATCGGCCAGGGCATAACGGTTGCCTTGGAACGGGTCCAAGGCGATTCGTCGTCCGAATTGTCAAGGCCGATTCAAGTGAACCGACAAAGTGATTATCGGACAAGGGCGGGAATTATTCAAGGGAATCGGCCTTATTTTCACCTCCAATCTCATTTTCTTTTCCGCCCTTGTTAGGTATCTGTTATCCCCTAAATCGCTGCTCAAGGCACGGGTATTGCAACCCTAAAAAGGCCCAACGCATGGCACCCTTCTTGCAACCCGACCCAGGCACAATTCCTACTCAAAATCTCCGGAATCCCCGCCCTGGCCCAGCACGGATGGCCCTCTTCTTGCAACCGAAAATTCCAGCACAGGAAACCCGGAATTCGCCAATCCGCCCAGCCCGGATGGCCCCTTTATTGCTACACCTAACAAAGCCCATCACAAGCACCGAACATACCCACAACCGAACAAACGCCATCACAGGCACCTAACAAACGCCATCACGAACCCCTTACAAACGCCATACGGTCAGGACCTCACCTTGCCCCTAACAAACGCCATCACAAACACCTAATCTACCCCAACCCCGAACAAACACCAAACACAGGGAAAAACTACATTATGTTCGGAAAGTGTTCGGTCCTATTGGCACGGGTTTTGACAGGACCTAACATTCCCCACACTGACAGAATCACACCTAACAAAACCCGAACCCGGACAATTTGTCACTGACACAATGTCACCGACATTATGTCACTGACAAAATGTCCCTGCCACTTTGTCACCTAACAGGCCCCTAACCCTGCCACTTTGTCACCTAACGGACGCCGAACCGAACACGCACCTAACTCAATTTTTTCCCTTTTGGCGAGCCAGTGTGTCTCGTAAAGTTTTTTCAGTTTCGTGTTTTTCACTCGAAAAGCCCTCAAAAAAGGGCTTTTCTAAATAGGTCCTAAGAAATCTCCACTTCTCAGGTCATGTATCCATACCTAAGAGATTGGCGATTCCCAGCACGTGCCAAACTGGATGCACTCATTCAGGCCCTGGACCCTCCTTTCAGGACCGATCCGAAAGATCCGTCTGAGGAGCCTTTACAGGCACATACAGAACAGATCCAGTGAGAACCCAGGAGATTGCCAGACAAGGTGTCTTGAACATATACCCCTTTACCCACGATAGGAGCTTCACAATCGAAGCATACGTCATCTGGGTGTTCTGGCTCTGGTTCTACTTCGCGGCGTTCATGAGACATTTCTTATACTCCATTCTAGGGAGATCACTCTTTTCAAAAGTCCCCCAGAAAACACCCCGGGGGTAATACCTGTGCATCATATCACAAAAAAGTCCCCTTACCAGAGTACGGAGGGCCTCTGATAAGGGGACAAGCTGACGACCAATCAGCGTGTGTACCTACGTGATCTTGAAGGTGTCTCCTGACCGTTCGATGGAGGCAAAGGTTCGCCTCTTTGGGTGGTCGAGACATACAGCGATCTGGTGCCCTACTGGAAGATCGTTGAGACAGAAGGGCCTACCCCCGCGAATGGGGTTGAATACTGAGGGATCAAGAAGAATGATGCCCTCCGTTGTCCCTTTGGAGCAATGCTCTTTCAGGGCCTTCTTGGTTAGCGGTGAGCTATGTAGGAGGAGGGTCATCGGATCAGGCGTTGAGTTCGATGGTGTCCTTACCGACCTTGCAGGTCATCTTGTCACCCTTGATGGTGACGTCGATGGTCTGCCCTTCGGGAAGGTCAGAGAGCTTGATGTCGCGTGCTCTCAGTGCTCGACGCATTCGCTTGCCCTGATCTGGGGTGATGTCTCCGACAAGGACCTTCTTCCGGCCCCGCTTTCCGGCGGGCTCCTTCTTGTCGGCCTTGCCGCCCTTCTTCTTGCTTGATGCTGCGGGCTTCTTTGCTGCCTTCTTGGCTGACTTCTTCTTGGCTGCCATGGTTCTTACCTCTGTCTTTTCTTCGGATTGGGAAATGAACGAACAAGTGATTTTAGATATCACTGATTACCCTGTCAATACCTATCTGCCCTAAAATGTCTGCTTCAGGAAACCCCAGAAGTCGTCGATTGTAGTCGTCAACCAGACCGTAGAAGGTAGGATAGCTGGGCGCCATATCCTGACGTTCCTAGAACGATCCCCATCTACCAGGAGACCTATACCCCCTGCTCGATTGATGTCGGCGAGGTTGGCTAGCTGGTGGGGCTTAGCTCCTAGATAGCCTGCCTCATACTTGAACTCCAGTGCGAACATCTGGTGGTCTAGTAGACAGATACAGTCGAAAGGGAGAGAGATCCCTGCCTTACCAGCCTGGGTGGGAATGTTATACCACCATGCCCTTTCAGGGCGAAGCTTGAAGATCTTCTCTACGAACAGTGTTTCGGGTTTCTTAGCCATAGCTCTCAGTCTTGGTAGGATGCAGGGACATAGAGGGATATCCAACGTGGTACTCCGTCTTGTATACCCCATCGGTGGAATCGTGTGCTTGGTAGTAGGAAGTCAATGAGATGCCTACAAGAAGGATCGAGGCTACCTATGTAGTGCACTTCCTTTACCTGACCTTGAATCAGGAGACGGGTGCACATAGGGCAAGGTGGGTGGGTAACGAATACTTTGCTGCCCACGATATCCTTGTAGTCAGCAAAGAGGAGAGCATTCATCTCCGCGTGGATACAGGCCCCTTCTTCGAGGGACGTATTGCTCTTGACGGGCTCCCCTCTATCGTCGGCCAGCATCCTTCGGAGACATACATCATCGTTGTCGCACTTGCGAGGGTGAAAGTTGTATCCAGTAGAGACTACCCTACCTTCGTTGATGATAATGCACCCAACGTGTCGTCTGGTGCATGAGCTGGCCTCTTGTGTAGTCAGTGCCAGGTTCATGTAGTAATGTGTGCTTGCCATTAGTTCATCTCCTCGGGTGGTATAACTCTAGGGTCTTTCTTTTCTCCGTATGTCCGTGTCAACGAATTGATTGCTGCTTCTCCCCTTACTATGACTACGGCGAACTTGTTATCCCCATCGTCAGGAAGAAAGTCGGGAGATATGTCGAACTCGGTAAAGGCCGACTCGGCGACTCCGATAGGGTTGAAGAGTATATAGGAAAGGAGCTTACCTACTACTGCGTTGAAATCCATCATTAGCTTTTCTCGTGAAACAGGCCCGACGATACTGTGAGGGGTAGCTTGAATAGCTCCTTCTCTTCCATCATCGTGCCTATGGTCTTGAGCTTGGCCTTCTCCCGCTTGGGTACTCGGAAAACCCCTTCGTCATGGATACAAGCAACGATGCGTGCATCCGATTTACTCTTGAGTAGCATCTTCCAGATAGCTACTAGAGCTTTCTTTAGTATGTCAGCACCTGATCCCTGAATGTAGTAATCAAATGCCTGATAAGCCTCCATGGTTCGTAGCTTACGTCCGCAAGCAGTGTATATCTTACCCTTCGTTTCCATCTCCCTCTTGATCTTTCTCATGTAGCGAGAGATGTGAGGGAACCCTTCGTTCAATCCTCTGATGACTGCCTTACCCTCATCGACAGTTACCCTTAGCACTTCTGCCATGGTGTCCCCTCCACCTCCATACATCCAGCAGTAGATAACTACCTTGGCATGATCTCGAGTAATGCCCACTCGTTTGGATGTTAGGGTATGAGGGTCTCCGCCTTCGTTGAATATATTCATGAGGACTTTGTCCCCCGCTACTGATGCCCCCATGCGTAGCTCCATCTGATCGAAGTCGAATGAGTATAGATCTCCGCCATACTCTTCTCCGGACAGGAAGGCCAGACGAACGAAGTGCGGGGCTCCTGGTATCTGTTGCAGGTTAGGTCGCTTACAGCTCCAGCGCCCGGTCTTGGCTGTGAAGGGTAAGAAGCTGGCGTGGACCTTGCCATCGTATCGAGCGAAGTTAGCAAGACTCTTTACAAACCCTAGATCCTTGATCCACGATCTCCAGACGAGGCAATCCTCCATCCATTGCACTGCCTTCTTTGCCTTCTTGCCCTTCTTCTTTCGGTGATAACCAATGTTGAGCTTGAGCCATCGTTCAGCAGATGACCAATCCCCCTTCTTGCCTCTCACTTGGCCGGGCATGGGCTTGATGAGTCCTTTTTGCTCATCGTTCCCCCATAGATAGAGGGATACCTGCTTCGGACTATTGGGATTCACTCCGTCCAGTCCTGGGGTCAATCCCTTGATCTCCTGATTCGCCTTTACGAGAAACTGTAGTACCCACTCATAATCCAGTTCCGGTGCCCCGTCGTCCATTTCACATAGGACAGGTAGTAATGCGAGTTCGCAGTCCCTATAAGTATCCCACCATTCTGCCCTGTCTCGACGACCTATGTAATGATGGTATAGGAGATAGGTGATCTCGGCGTCCCGAGCGTTATACTTCTTGAGCTCCTCGAGTTCGAGTAGCCAGGGCTTATCAACATCCAGCTTCTCCATCTTGCAGTATCGTTTGCCCAGGTTATCCAAGCCCACGGATTGCTCGAGATTATTAGCGCATCGAGCCATCGAGATAGTGTCATGAATGGGGCCCTTGATTACAGAGATGGGCCCCCTCATGAGCATGAGAACGTCAAAGGCTGCATTGTGAAACACCTTTGCCGTCTTGGGGTTATTTAGCCTCTTGCATAGGGCTACTAGATCCCTACTATCATCCAGGACATATACCCTTGTGCCCTTGATTCCAGTGATGGCGCAGGTAGTTATCCTACACTGGCCGGAGTACCAGGGCTTGCCATTGGTTTCGATGTCAACTGCTTCTACGAGTTCTTTGGTGTAATTGGTAGGGGCAGAAAGGTCTAGCCCACCTAATACCCATCGTTTGAGCTCGGATGTCCGAACGTCGAAACCTCTGGCATAGCCCATTAGAATACTCCTGGTCGGGCGTCTTTGCTGTAGATGTGCAAAGAACCGATCTGGTGGATGAAGTTACCTTGCTTAGCTCCGATACCGTGGGCCACGTGCTGTAGCATCATGATCGCCAGGGCCATGTCGATAGGTAAGTGAGTGTGAATGTCACAGCTCCTCATTACGTAGATCACGTTCAGCTCACCGTTACGAAGCATGAACTGATAGTGCATGGAGCAGGGGATTCGTTTGATGCCCCCACGTAGCTTATCGTCTACGTGCTTGAAGTAGATCGGGACGACTCCTTGTCTGGAGTTCGGGTTCTTTCTCAGGAGCTGGATGACTCGTCCAATGTTGTCGTGCCCCAGTCGCTCGTTGTAGGTGTAATCGAACTTCCCATCTTCGTCGAGGAATTCTTCCCAGACTTCCATACGGAACTGGTGCGATATACCAGGGTTCAAGATGTCCTGAGAGATCCGGTCGGAGAACTCGTTTACACAGTAGTCCATGCCCTTAGGGCCTACGTTGGAGTCTACTGCGTTCCGAACGTCGGAGTAGGTAAAGGGGCCCTGGACCATGTAACTATAGCCCATGAGTTCCAGCGTGTTGTAGTCGCTGTCCTCTGCTACCTTCTTGTTCTGCATTGTCTCGGGATGGACACGGACCCCCATTTCATAGAGATCCCTTGTCACTTCCGAGACAGCTTCAGTGCATGTGCGGAAGATTCTCATGCGTTTGCTACTCCCGCTGTCTCGTTGCAGACGATGCGATTGCGACAGAGACGAGGAGCCGGGCCACAGGCAGTAATGATCTTGCGCTTGCCGGTCCGACTCTCAGGAGTCCTACCCATCGGATAGCCATCTCCCTTGAGCTTGGACAAGATAGCCAGACTGCTCCGACGAGTCACCTGCCTCTTGCAGTGTGAACAGATGCAATGGACGATGCCCTTGCCCTTCTTCTTGGATTTGGATAGCTTCATTAGTAATTGCTCCGTTGCCGAAACTTGTTGACGGCTGCCTTCTTGAAGTAGAGAGAAAAGATGTCGTCGGCATAGATCCCCGATAGGATCAAGAGCTCGATGAAGAAGTGGAAAGCATCGGCCAGCTCCTCTTGGTAGTGGTCGATGTCTGTCTCCATCATGCTCTGCTTCCATGCCTTGTTCTTGAGACAATTCATTGCCTCGAAGAGTTCTTCCACACAGTAGGAGTTCATGGCCTTGAGTTGGGCCTGACCCTTGTGGGAGTTGATGTCTACCGGAACGTTAGGGTCAAGGAGCGTTCCGTTGTCCAGTCCGATCTGGTGATACTTGTGCATCAGCTCCCGCTGCTTGGCGAAAATCTGTTCGAGCCGATCGCCTTCGGTTGCCTCGTCTGGGCAATCATGCTCTCCAATGTCGTTGATATTGACCATGCTAGTCTCCTTCTTTGGGGAATAGGTTCTCGAGAAGCATGATCCCAAGAAGCCCGTAGTTTGCAATGTCGATGAGCTGGTCGTGCATGTCATCTCTCCACTCGGCGATCTCGGTCAGCTCATCGAGATCATCCTTGGTAGCTACGAGGGTTCGTAACCGCTCGATCTTCATCTCCATCTTGTAGATGATGCTCATGTAACCACCCTTGGTGATTGAGCGGTTGCCATACTTCTTGTGCTTCTCCTGAAGCAGACGATGCATATCTCCTAGAACTGCGTTGCAGTTACTAGAGAAGTCGTCCATATACTCTTCACTAGGCATTGCCAAGCTCCTTCTTCCAGTTGGGGTTGATTGATCGCATCTTACGCCTAATACGCCGTTGCATATCTGGCGCAGCAGATTTCTTGAGTTCCAGGAGTTCTCCGATGCTATCAGGGAGACTATCCTGGAGATGTCTCTTAGCGCGGGGTTTCGTAACTCCTCGCTCGGCAAGTGTTGAGTCTCGTTTAGTCCTTGCTCGTTGCTTAGGTGTCTTGTCATGGTCGAACAGATCTTCGACTTCGGCGAGAGCATTGACAAGAGCTTGAACCGTAGTCGCTCTGTCTCTGTCGTCATACTTGACTTCATGCGTGTTACACAATGCCTTGAGTTGAGCCTTAGTGAGTTTCTTGAATGCTTGTGCCATAGCTTCCTCTGGTGTAGGCATGTCAGCCCACATGATGCGCCTACTCATGGAGACGGGATTAGGTTCCTCGCTACCGGAGCAGTAGGTTTCATAGGCTATGTTGTTATATAGCCACTTCTTGGACAGGGTCCTCGGAGCTTCGAACTCAAAAACCCGGAGATACTCCGTTAGGAGTTCTCCGAGTTCCATAGACCTTAGCCCTCTTAGGTAGTGCTGTAGGTCCCAGGAGTTCATAGCTTCTTTGCCTTCTGGTAGATGGCCCTTCCACAGCTAGGGCTGAGGATCAGTTTATGGCCGACGTAGTGGCCAATGTCTTTGTAGACCACGAGCTTTCCAGTCTTATCGACGTAGGCTCTCCAGGGATGTCCTACAGTAGCCTGCTCGACGATACGTCGAAGCTTCTTTGCTCGGCGACCGTTCATGACCACTTAGCCCCGTCAGTGAGGATCATGGCATTGCCCACGATCTGGTGTCCGTCTGCGATGGACGTAGCTTCCTCATTGAAGGGTAGACCATGTATCTTCCCTTCTTCGTTGCATAGGAGCTGGCGTCCATCCCTGAGCTCGAGGAGCTGAACCATCCCGCCGACTTCTTTCTGGGCCTGTTCCAGAGTAGGTGCCCAGTGCTGGAAGTAGGTAGTGCTGGGTTCTTGGCCTTCCTGGAGTTCGGAGACATGGGCCAGGTAGCCGAAGGCTCCTATCTTGCCGTAGATTACTTCGTCGTCGTAGGGTAGGTGCAGAATCGTCTGCCGAGCGTAGTAGTTCGAGCAGGCGAAGTTTCCATTGCCCCTCTTCCAAGAGTATCCAGAGACCCTGTCCCACCAGTCTTCCACCACGAAGTCCAGGGTAGGTGCCCTGCCTTTGATCTCCAGCTCGAAGTTCTTGGAGGGGACGAGAACCGTCTTGCCCGCTAACAGATGGGGCTCAGGATGGATAGGCGTGGGATGACTACGCTTCATCTTTCTCGACCTCCCCTGCTCCTTCGAGCTCTATCATTGCGGTTAGCCCTTCCTGGAGCAGCTCTTCCGAGACTACCATCTTGAGCATGTCCAGCCGGAGCTTGACGTGAGCCTGGCCATAGCGCCATTCTCCGTTCTTGACATGACGGGGCCGAATCTCAAAGTTCGGCTTGGCCCCGTTCCAGGAGCAGATCATCACCTGGAGCCTGTGAGTCTCGTCGATCTCGATGTCCTGGATCATTACCAGAACTTCGCACTTGAACTCTCTGCTGTTAGCCATCGTGCTTTCCTTCGTGTGTAGTAAATTGAAACGTGATATACCTATCCTAAAGAATCATTTGACCCTGTCCAATCATTTTATCACCCAGGGTCAAACTTAGGGGTTAGATAACCATTTCTTCCCAGGGAATGAGTTTCGGTTCGATCTCTCCGCGTGTCCACATCATACACCGTCGGATGCTCTTGAGCTTACAGCTCTTCTCTGGGTCGCTAGTATCAACCTCGTTCATGAACTGGTTGTAGTACTGCCTCCAGGGTTTGCCTATCCGCTCATAGGCCATGCCACGTAGCACCTTGTGAACTCGTTTACCCAGGGGAATCTCGAGCATAGGTAGAAATAGTGTGTTGAGATAGAGTTTGTTGTAGTTGAAGTGGAGAGTAACTGGTCTGGGTAGTTCCGGCACAAGCTGGAGTAGACGGGTAAAAACCATAAGATCCACTGAATGTCTCCAAGTAAACTCTGTAGCTCGGAAGTAGACATTGATGTGGGTTCCCTTTCTTGGACTTTGCATAATGCTAGCTCCAATAAGGCAACCACCTTTTCCCGACATGCGAGCGACATCGGCGTTGTAAGTAGAGATGAAAGAGCACGTGCTATCTGTGTCGGTAGCGGCGTGTCGGAATCCATCGAGCAGTGCTTGGACATTGTATTGCTTCTTGAACAGGGTCCACTTGGTCTTGGTGTAGCAGAAGTGCCCCAAGCTCATCTGCCTGTTCTCGGGGTCACGGATGTGGATAGAAGATCCTGGGTAAAGGTATTGAACTCCTCGGATGTTCCACCGGGCCTCTGGGTGGGTTACCATCCAAGCAATCGCCTGGATATAGGCGTCCATCGGTGTATCGGCCCAGAGATCTAAATGCGTATCTGGGCTCTCAATCGGTTGAGTAAGGAGATGAAGGCGGGCCTTTTCATGTAGTTTCCGTGTCGCTTTGTCAAGGCCCTGTTCCTGACTAGCATCCCGATCATTTCTTTTGCTTCCCATTTTTCTGTCCCTGTGAAGTCTGAAAAATCAGATACGTTTACCTCACTGTTCTCGAGGAGTCCTTCGACTATCTCTTCCCAGTGACTAGAAGCGAGGATTTGTTCTTCGACTTCGTCTGGATCTTTCAAGGTGTTTGCTCGTCTCATCTGCCTAGAGTAGACATCATACCCGAGCGAAGATTTGTCATAAGTGTGCTTCAAGAAAGCTACCGCTTCCTTTACGTGACTCAACTCGACTACCAGTTTCTCTCCGTCTGGTGTCGAGAACCTACGTCCAGCGATAGCTGCTGCTACCCGAGCGATCTTGACTCGGATGTTCTCCTTCTGGACGAGCGGTAGTTGTGGGCTATAGTCCTTGGATAGCTCGAGGGCATACTTGGAGAGTATGGCCTTGGTAGCTGCTTTGGTGAACTCGATCTGCTCTGGCTTGCGTGACCAGCACCATAGGACTAAGTTGCGGTGTACCTCCTGAGGGTAGCTGATTTTCATAGTCTTTCTACGTGGCTTGTTCATCACCGCTGGATCGACTTCGCTATTGGCTACTGTCAATACGTAGTCGAACCTGGAGATATCCTCTGACTTGCCAATCAGCTCCCTCAATACGTCTACCCCACTAGCGTAGGTGTTCATCATGTTACCCGAGCGAGGGTTAGCCAGCCAGATAAGCCGGCACCTAGCGTTGGTTACTTGAGTGACTACCTTGACGAGCTCGGCCTTGCCCTCAGATCGGACTCGAGACATGCGCTCGATATCCTGGATCGATAGCCCAGAAGTCTCGTCGATGAACACTAGGCGTCGATCATGGCGAGCTACCATGCCCCAGTTCACCATCCATCGATCATTCACCTTGTGCAGCCCGCCTACTAGGCCAGCGAAGGTAGAAGCCTCACCAGTAGCTATTTCTCCGAGTCGGTAGAACTCGGAGAGCTTGTGGGCCACATTTGTTTTTCCTTGCTGTGTGTCCCCATATACCAGGGTCTCAAGCCAGCCTTTCCTAATAAACTCGTTATTGAAGTTGAAACTGAGCGGAGAGTGGTAAACAAGGTCAATGGCGGCATGGAGGTCGGGCCGTCCGACAATCTGAGTAACTTGTGAGAGTTCTTTCTCATACCACTCGAATAGGTCTCCAATATCACCAACTCCTCTGAGGTCCTCAAGCTCTTCTTCCGTGGGCTTGAAAGAGTCCAGAGCATCATACACAGACGTAGCCTCTGTAATAATGTGAACCGCTCGTTGACGGGCTGGTTCAGGTAGCAGAAATCCTCGGGCACGATACGTTCGGTTTGTATCGATACCGTGGCCGAGGAAGTATCCGACTCCAGAGACATTAGAACCCTCAGGGTCGTCAAGCGAGGGAGACAAGGTGACTTTCTCGACATTAGCTTTCTCCTCGTGGTGTATGACAATGCCACACTTAGGGCTAGGTATGTTACCAGCCCGCCTAACGAAGATCTCGAATGAGCTCTTCGACACGTCTACTAACTCTAACACCTGTTCTGAGGATAAGTTGAACTCTAGGATGTCGGTGAAGCCCTTGGGCTTTCGATGACACATCTCGCATATGTCCCTACCTCCAGCGCAATCTACCTTGACCTTCTTAGGAGCTAGGTAAGGACTGAGCTCCTTTCCGGAGATCATACAATCCATCTCCGTCAAGGTATAGTAGTGCTCTGCAAGAGACGCATCATTCAGGGACACCTGGATAGGAGTCTCTCCCAGGGCTCGTCCGTCTGTCCGGTTCACCAATAGGTAATCCGTGTCATTTACGAGCTCGAGAAAATCCTTAGCGGACGTTCTCATAAGGACATCACTAAGATCCTTCTCCTTGCCTTGGGTCGGTAGGTGCAGGACCTTTACGGACGACGCTGTAGCCATGAGCGACTGTCCGACCATAGCTCCCCACTTCATGCCGGGCTTGTCGGTGTCAGGGACTACGACTACATCCTTATTCATGAAGAGCGGTGTCCACTCCTCTTTCCAATGTGAGGCCCCTCCTGTGCTAGTGATGCCGTTGATTCCATGGGCTCTAGCACATAAGGTGTCGGTCTCTCCTTCACAGAGGTAAACCAACGATTGCTCGAGAGCTATGAGGGGGAATAGCCTAGCAGTTCCAAAGCCCTTCTTGTAGCTAACGACCTTGGCTCTCTTTGCTCCTGGTCGATACTTCCGCACGTTGACGGGCATTTGGGCCTCGTCAAGAATGGGGATGGTGTATTGTGTTCCGTTCCATCCTAGCTCATACTCTTTGATGTGAGCTAGGCCGATCCCTCGTGTCTCTTTGAGGAATAGTAGTTTCTCGGGGTCGTCTAACAGACGCTCATGCCAGAGGGTGATCTTCTTCTGGGGGACATAGATATCCTTCAAATACTCCTGTGCTAACTCCCGTAGCGCTGTAGTAAAATCTACTTGATGGGCATACTCATATGCCTGGACAATCGAACTCCCCTTGATACCGCAGCCGTGGCATTTGAACTTCCCCGTCTTATCCAAAGACAGGGAAGGGTTCGGGTCTTGATGGTCAGGATTGAAGCACTTGACTTTGGTGCCTTGCTTCCATCCTGATACCATCTCGACCCAGAACTCTGCGGGATCAATGGCTTCTACAAGCCTCTGCTTGAGTGCCATAAGATCCATGAACGTTCCTCTCTATCGGCGTGATTTCTTGGTCTTCTTCTTCGACTTCTTCGACTTCTTGGCCTTCTTCGTGGCAGGCTTCTCGTTGTCAGCACTGGACTGACCCTTGTAACGATAGCGTGGCCAAGAATCTCCGTCAGCGTTGGGCTTGTAGGAGAGCTTGAAGGAGACTTCCTTCCCGCGCAGCTCTTCGAGGTGATCCTCGAGATCGGCGAGTTCGAAGTCTTCGGTGTCCATACCGAGTTGGTAGAACGTCTGCTTCGCGATCTTGATTGACTTCGGTGTCAGCACAATGTTGTGCCAACAGAAGCGGTTCTCGAACTCAGGGTCGAGGATCTGATGCTGGAGCTTGACCATCGGATTGCCGTTGCTGGACTGCGTGAGCTCAACGTCGTAGATCGAAGCATTGTAGTCCCCAGCAGGTAGCTGCTCGAACTCATTCTTCGACCCATCGGTCTGGCCCCAGTCTTCGTCCATTTGCGCCAGGCGCTCTTCCATTGACAGATCGTCGTTTTGCTTCTTGCGACTCATCTCTTACTCCTGCCCTTCTTGGGGGCTTTCTTGGTTTTAGAACTAGTTTTACGAGATTTCTTTGGGTTACTATCGAGGAACCCGGAAATGAGGTCATATACATCCTGATCTTCGAAGTCGATCTCTCCAGGAAGGCTAGTGGCTTTACCTGCCCAGCTCTTGGCTTCGAACTCTACGGATGGTGTGAGAGCCATGACTCTCGTGCTGGTGATCTTCTTACTCTCAGGGTCTCGAGCATCCACCATTCTCATGTAGACCACGAAGTCGAGGATTCCATAGAACCACTCGAATGTCCCCTTCGAGAGCTTGGGAATGATCTTGTCGAGCTTGAACATCTTGGTCTTGACCTCACGAGTGGTTTCGTGGGCAATGAAGATCATTCCGTAGCCAAGGCCATCACTCCTCTCTAGGTTCATGAGCCCAGAGATCGCGCGTCGGAACTCCTTGCCTACGGCGCCCCAACCTTTACCCCACTCGAATGAAGAAGGGTGATTCCCGTCAAGGAGTTCTTCCATTGTCCACTCTACGCACATGTCGTAGAGGTCTTTGATTAGATCGAAGACAATGACTTCAACGTCGTGGTTACCTTCTTCAATCTCTTCGACCAGCTCCAGGAACTCGTCCCAGCTATCTACTCGGGCTTCTTTGACGTCTACCCAGCCCAGCCCTCGAGTCGTCGATACGAACAGTGCATTAGGGAACGTGGATGCTGCTTCTGTCTTGCCGATACCCGGCGGGCCGTAGAACATGAACATGCACTCGGCGGGTTCTCGGGTTATGCCCTTAGTCGTTTTCGGAATCAGGCTCATCGTCTTGGCCCTCCTGGGCCTCTAGTTGGGTGATATGAAACTCTATCCGGGCCACGTCTATCGGGGACAGGAATCCGTTTCGGTGATAGTAATCCCAATAGGGAGTAACGTCCAGCTCAGGGTATTTGTCTGCTTCTTCGAGCAGGGCCTCGTAGCGGTTCATAGGACTCCCACGAGGTTCTTTACTGACCAGACAAGCACCATCAGGAACAGAGCAGTGATGGACAGAGCTAGAATGCCCATGAGCAGATAGGTCCATAAGGTGACTACGACCTTAGTGATTTTATCTGTCATGATTCTTTCTCCTTATTGAGTTCAGCCAGCTGCTCCACCAACTGCTGCATTATCTCAGTTGCTCGTCTCAGTTCTTCCGAGGAGAAGGACAGAGCCTGAGTAATCTCTTCCGCAGCAGCCTTCATTCTATACCCCGCAGATTTGACATCTTCTGCTCCAATGAGGCTAACAAACTCGTTCATTAGATTTTCCTCCTCCGTAGTTCTTAGACATCGAGCAAGTCTCCTTCTGCCGAGATCTGGGGATCCCAGTAACTCGGTGGTCTTTGGTCGTAGAGGTTTCGATTTACGCGGTTCATTCCGTCAAGGCAGAGTGCAAGATACTCACAGCACATGTAGCTTTGAATGCACATGTTGGTGTTCTTCTTCCACTTCTTCCGAGCTTGAATCTCCTTGATCTCGTTGTATAGGTCGTCTTCCCAGGCGTCGAGCTTCTTATCCTCGATGGGGACGAAGAACGAGGTGAAGTACTTCTCCTGCTGCTCGATGTAGATATCTTCGAGTTCCTGGAGATACTCCTCGTATGTCTGTGTCTGCTTGTGGCGGATCTTCGTTATCCCTATGATGTTCATTTGGACGCCGAAGACAGGCTTCCCCTTCTTGTATCGCTTCCCTTGGAGAAATAGTCCACTCTCCAGACAAGACCGGAGTAGCCAAGCGTAGCCGAGAGTTTGACTATCGTGTCGTAGCCATTCAGAGGTCGCAGCGTGAGTGTAACCCTTGGTCTTGAAGTCTCCGACGTAGTAGTAGTCAGGAGTCTCAACGATCTGGTCAAGTGTTCCTGCATAGACGGAGAAATCACCTTCGAGATCTCGAACCCTGGCTCGGAAGTGCATCTCGCTACCGACGACCTTGGCCTTCCGCTTCTTATAGACTTCATAGCTACCCTTGCACATCCCAATGACAAGCGACTTCACTTTGTGGATATCAGCCACTTCGTCAGGGTGGTGATATTCTTCATTCTCTTTCAGGTAGCGGTCAATGTAAGCGACGGCTACCTTGAGTGCCTTCTTGAGCGATGCCCCTTTAGATAGAGACTCATGGAACAAGTGGAAGGCGGAGCCCCTGAGCATTGGTGCGCTCTTCCGTCTTGGCTGATAGCAGTTGATCGCCATGTGCTGGAAGGCTCGTGGGCATTTCTGATACCGACTCCGAATGGAGTTGGTTATAGGTTGATCTCGATTGAGAGCTGCTTCGGCAGCTTTTCGTCGCTGGGCAGCTGTGAGAGACTTCTTAGGCATTGGATTAGCACTTCTCTGAGGATTTGGTTGCGTGGAGCGGCGGTTCGTTTACGAACTTCTATCAGAAGGTCGTGGAACTCCAGCCGATCTTTAGCTCCTAGATACAGAGAGACTACTCTGCAAAGCTTCAGGTTATCACGGCTGGAGTAGGTGTGAGCTTGTTCCATGTCTAGCGACCGAGGTTTCCGATGGTGAAGCCCGCCATCATGAAGATAGCGAACAGGGCCAGGAAGAGGGCAAGCTGGAATAGGAAGATACCGAAGCCGATACGGAAACCGTCTCCGACAGTGAGAGGGCTCCTAGAAGGAGCGCGAAGAGCAGGTGCTCTATTTCGAGAGATAGACATTGAAAACTCCTTGAAGAAATTATTGATTCCTAGATCGTAAGATACCTAAAAACCCTGTCAAGACCGGATCGAAACTCTGGAGAACTCACGTCAAGCTACTGGCTATGGCAGTGACCACTACCAGGATAAAAAGCACCATAATCAGGAAAGTGCTTTCATTGAACTCCTGGTTATTGTCACCCATCAATGAACTCCTGAAACTGGGCCATAATACGTTTGGACTCAGGAATCGAACGAGAGGGGTTGTTGGTCAGGCGTAGCCTCTTCATGAACTCGTCGTAGTTAGCTACATGCCTCTTTACCTCGGCTACGAGCCAGATATAAGCTGGTTGCTTCTGGTAAGCGGGCCACTCCTCGGGCTTGGTAGTCTTGACGGCTAGAGCTCGAGCGATCTCGCGTGAGCGATCTTGCATGTCGAGCAGGAACACGTCTCCCTTCGTTGGAGAGCCTCTCATGCCCGCGCCGGCTGGCTGCTCGGGAGGCAGCATGGCGTTAGCCCAGGCTACCCACTCTTCGCTGCTCTTAGGCTCGAAGTCTTCGTCAGCCTCGAAATGAGCAAGAACCATTTCTTCGGGCGTCATCTCTCGCTCAGGTGCAGGAGTGCATGTTACGAACAGTAGCAGTAGTGCAATGATGAACTTCATGTGCTTGGCTCCTTTTCATAGCCGACGTAGTAATAGAGTTGGATCGCTACAGTGCCCAGATCATACTCACCTAGGTGGTATACATAGGCTAGTGCTTTGTGGAATGTCTGGATAGCATGTGCATGAGATATAGAAGCGGCTGGGATCCTGATCTGGTCCTGGGGCTCGACTTCTCGAGTCTTGCCATTGAGAGGGCCCCCAACGAATAGAAACTCATTCCTCCTCATGGATATGCTCCCAGTAGTATCTGATGATTTGCTGCTCCGCATAAGCTCTGTGCCAGTCGGCGGGGTAAAGGCATTGGAACTTCAGATAGTTATATTTGTTGACGAGCACACCTACGCGATAGGAAGAATGCGGGGGAGGGGTGCGAGCCCTATCACCGAGCTTCATGGCCGGGTGGTAGTCGCGGTTGATATCGAACGTCTTGCGGTCTTGGGGGACGTATACCTTCTGACCCTTATGGTAGCCGTCTATCACGAGCAGTAGTGGCATTAGAACTCCTCTCCGTATTCCCAGAATATGGTGTCTGATACATCCTTGCACTGTCTAAGTGTGTGCAGCACGTATCGATCCGGCGTCCCCTTTACGAGCGGATCATGGATGGTGACTTCATGTGTCTGGCCACCACGATGAGCTCGGTTGCTGGATTGCTTCCGAACTTCATAGCTCCAAGGATTTTCGTAGTAAATGACATCCGATAGCCTCTGGAGGTTTAGTCCAAAGGCTATCGAATCCACGTTGGCAAGCAGTACACGATACTCGTCTCCTTCGGGATCGCACTCGCTGTCGCCGTAGTTAGCCTCAAACGGAATGTCTAAGTCTACGAGGAGATCCCAAACCCTATCGAGTGCCTTGGTGTGATTACCAACTATCATTACATCCCCTTCCTGGGCTACGAGCTCAGGTAGGATATCCTTCAACCAATCCAGCTTCGGGGTGTGGAGGTCTTCCAAGTCTTCCATGGTGAATGATAAGCCCAACTCATCGAATATCTCGACAAGGTGTTCATCATCACTCGAGTCATTGAAGTATAGAGTCCCGGCAGCTAGTTGAAGGAGTTTCCGTTGTCTGTTGCTGGCGCAACTTGAATCCAAGCGATGCTCATTCACCAAGATCATGGTGTTCTTCTTGATCGCGTCGTAGAGTTTTTTGGCTAGGCCAGTGAGCCCGTCTAGTTCGTGGACCTTATACACCTTGGGCGGGAGATCCAGACATTCAGACTTGAGCTTGCGAAATGACCACTTATCGATGATCTCGGAGAATCTGTCGAAGGTGTCGTCCTTCGGCTCCCAATCCCATCCGGAGTCTCCTTCGTCGTAGTACTCCTCTTTGAAGTGGGCCATGTTCTGTCCGAACACAGATGTGTAGTCAAAGAGGAACTTAGAGTAATGAAAGATCTCCATACCCTGGGCATTGCCCCATGGGGTGCCAGTTCCGATGATGCGTATGGGTATATTGCCTCTTCTAGCTACCCACTGTATGGCTCTGGTCTGTAGGGAGCCATTCTTGATCTTGGAAGCCTCATCGATGATGATTGCATCGAACCCTTCTTTGGTATAAGCTTCCTTCCGGGTTCTAACACATCCAAATGTCTCTAGTGTGACTTCCCACTCGCCTGGTAGTACGTGGCCGTGTTCTTCAAGAGCCTTAGGCCACATGTGCTTGATAATCTGTCTAGTGCTTACTATCAAGACTTTGTAGGGTCTTTTATTACTACTTCTTCTTATAGTAGGTAGTAGTTTAGAGAGAGAATATAGATAGACTAGAGTCTTACCTGTTCCCTCTTCCATGAAGAGAGCAAATCGGGGCTCAATCTTCTTGAGAGCCTGTTTTTGGTGTTTCCAGAGTTCCATGTCGAACGGGAGTCAAACGAATTTAGATGGACGATCATTACAGGACAGTAGAAATACCCCGTCAAATGAAAGTTTCAGACCCTCCAAAACTCGAGGGCAGGATAACCTCTGCACATATATTATCAAAAATAAAAAATCGAGTCCTAGGTTCTCTGACGGTTACACAAATTGTTTTGGGTGTCAGATAGCTTCCTGTCCGATCTTCAGTTTCGGAAAGAAACCGATACACTAAGGAATCGGTCCAGTTTTATTTTTGATAATATATCTACGTGTGTACTCTAGACACAAAAAGAGAGCCTGCCGGACCCATCCATCTAGCAGGCTCTCTGGGCGGTAGTGTGTTGACTACAGCAAGACGAGAATTTTAGGGAGCTCTCGAATCACTAGAATGGCCAACGCTTCGATCCTCTCCCTTGGAGTCGGGAGAGATTGTGCCCGTTCGATCCTGTTCATGATGGAACGAACTTGAGACTCGTCAAGGGTAGATAACCGATCAAGAACAAGTTGGAGGTCACCCCCCTTCGGTCCGACCGGAATATCGTCCTTTTCTAGTAGTGGTTTCTTCGGCGTCATTCAATCTTCTCCAGGAGTTTGAGCATCGAGTTATAGAGGCTGACGTAGGACTCCTTCCCCTTCTTCAGCTTCTCGAGGAGTGCATTCACCTTTACCTGATCCTCTGGAGTCCAGACGAAGGTGGTGAGCAACAACTGGAAGGCTTCGTATTGAGCCTCGTAGTTGTCTCGCTGAGCAACCATCCCATCCTTGATCGGATCGATGTGCTTCTGGAGTGTACCCATACACGACATGCACGTGAGTAGGGTGATGACGGCGAATAACTTCTTCATGCTTTTGCTCCGGGTCTCTTGACGTAGCCATACGCGTAAAGGCTGGCTACGGCGATTCCAATGAACTTGCTCCATGGACTGTCCATGGGAACCAATTCTGCTTCCCTAGCAGCCGTGGCCAGAATGACCAGGGCCACTAAGAGAGTGCTGCTCCAATGCTGCTTCACTGGAGTACTCGGGGGCGTCGACTTCGAATCCTTTGGCGAATTCACTTGTTAGCCTCTCTAGTAGATCTTTGCGGTTGCGCACGACTGCTGACTGAGTCATACGATAGATCACCTTGCTCATCTCTGTCAAGACAGGAGTCAGACGATCTGTGACGATGAGTCGATCTCTGGGGATCTCAGGGAACCGTTCCATGAGCCCCATAACCAGAGCCGTCTCCAGATTTTGGTAGATGGTGTTCATCATTTTGTGGCAAACCAGGTTCCTATAGCACTGACGACTCCGGCCAATAGCATTGCTGCTCCAATGAATATGCGACCAGCCAGCCTAGCGCCGCCTAACTGCTCCTTGATGCCATAGACAACACGACGAGTCTCGAGCATTACTGCCCTGTCTTCTCCTCGTTCTTTTTCATGGCGTGCCATATCCTCGGTTCGTTGTAGTTCCATGGCCTTCACTCTTTGTTCAAGACGGCCCACTTTCACTGGGAGTTCTTCACTCATCGATCTTCTGCCCTGCTTTTTCATTTAGGATGGGAGGAAGGTCTAACTCACCTTCCGTTGTAAAGCGTTCTATCATCCTCGCTCGTTGAGCGGATACTTGGTCGTAGTGTATTTGAAGCTTGTCGGCTACGTTATGGACCACCTCCTCTTCTGGGTGGAACTTCAGATACTCGACAGCACCTTGCAGTTGGGTCCATGTGTTGAACATCTCCATGCTCATCGAATGGTGCCTTTCCTGGTATAGACGGTGCTTGATCGTTGGGGCTTCATCTACAACTACTCCTATGGGAGACATGGAATCGTTGAGAATGACTCTGCTATAAGTGGACAGTTCGTGCAGAATCTCGGGTCTTACTTTCTCGAAGAAGGTAGGTGACACCTTCCATATTGCGTGCAGGGCAGCTTGCTCAGGGTCGCGTAGCAAGTCCTCGATACGGATATCCGCACCGGGCCTCGTTGCACTACCCGTGGTGTGCATTCCTATGATTCGGAGAGTTTCTAAGTTGTAGAGAATATAAGCTGCCATGTTACACCATCACTTCTTCGTGTATCACCAAGATGGCAATACTAACTTGTTGTTTTATATCTAAGTTTGTCTGCCCATCTCGCTGATAAGCCCCAAGCTTCACTTGGTTAGTGAGCTTGTCAGTGATATGAGCATGATCGAACGTCTGTGTGGACCACTCTTCTCCTTCGTCCCTCTGGTTGGCTACCGTCTGGACGAGCACCATATATTCGGTGCTGGTAAAGGTCTTACCGAATGGGAACCAATGTCCCCCGGTCCCTGCTCCAACACTCATCTGGTTTGTCGAGGTTGTGCTGAAGATGAACGCCATACCTTTAGGGAGTCCATCCGAGTCCAGGAAAGCATCGAGTCTAGCAGCTACATCTGTGTTCTCGCCTGACGGGAACTTGCCAAGAGATCTCTCGATTTGCTCGACGGCGCTGGTAACGTATCTCCAATCATTAGGAATGTCGGGATGGATTCCTTCTAGGAGATCAGGGAAGACGTCGAGCTTATGCGGAAAGCCTGAGAGGGTCATGCGTCGTACTCCGGCGGAGACATAAGAATGAGGCGACCAGTGAATGTAGAAGCCCCGCCCAACATTCCCACAGTAGATTTAGTGTGTGATGCTGCAATCCAGTATTGCTCATTTAGGAACCCTACACTAAACGGGTGAGCCAAGATCATCATACCGTTGACGTTAGTAGTCTCTCCGATGCCAAAGCAGACAGGCTGCTTCAATACAGGGTTGGGGTGGTTCACTGTGGCCGTGAATGTTACTGTGTTACTACCAGCTCCCCACCAGCTGCCCGCCTGTGTAGTCTTGATGTATTTGAATCCTCGTGGCAGGCCCTCGTAGCTGGCACTGTAGCCTGTGCTGTAGGTCAAGGTGTCCAATACGCTTTTCAGAGTGTTGGTCCCATGAACGATATCCAGCCCGATCTCTGCTTCTAAGACTTCAATAAGGGTCTGAGCGATATTGAACCACTGACCGACTACTGCGGTCTTATTGTCCTCAAATGTAGGGACTGTATCTACGGCCAAGGGCCATTCAGGAATAAAGGTGCCCATATCAGAACTTCCAGTTGAAAGCGAAGTAGTGTATATCGTTGGCAAGCAAGGGGAACGTAGTGATGACCTGCCCCCTATAGTCTCTAGCTACGTAAGATAGGAATAGCGACTCTTGACCTCCGCCTCCAGCCATGGCAGTCATCCAGCCCCCCGTTAGATCCCACCCTAGATTGCTTGATGGTCTACCCATCCGTGCGAAGACTACAGGAATGCCTTCGCCCCAGCCCATGTCGTTATCACCGAAGTCCATGAGGTGCAGATCAATGATCGGGAATGGGTCTGCCCCATGTAAGGCGTCTTGATCGAAGGAAGCCTCCCCCCACACGCAGTGTCTCCAGCCTACGGTGCTAGCGTCTTCCTTGATGTTGCCCTGACCGTAGAGACGAGCAGCTATCGTCCCTACGTTGCCAGATGGCTCCAGTCCAAGCTCAGTTTGAATAGAACTGATAGCCCCGAACAAGATAGTGAGGTCATTTGCGAAGTGGTAGTCACCTTGGTCGGTGATAGGGATGAAGTCGTCGTATTCTTCAGGGTACTTCGACCCGCCTATCCCATGCCCTGGAATCGGGACAGATAGGTCCGACTTCGGGATGTAGTTCAGTAGATAGGTAGGTCGTAAATACATTCTAGCTCCTACAGATGAGCTGGCCGACCATACTGGTGGTTGTTCCCGGGTCTTGGCACAGGAGACCTAGAATGTCGCCTGCTCCGATCACCAAGGGCTTGGTAAAGGGAAGGATGATGCCCGACTGAGGATGCACAGCCCAGGACATAGGAGCACCGGTGTAAGTGGGCTCTACCGTCATGGTCTGCTTCGCTGAGGCATCGATAGTGTCGCCGTCTGAGTCCAACCACTTTTGTAGGGTGACTGCTGTGCCTGTTCCAGAAGCTGAGGCTCTTTGGAGTTGGATCTCGATTGGAGCCTGGACTGTATCCACTCCAAAGAAGGTGACTTGCAGCTCCTCGACCTCGACTTGGTGGTTGGTGCCAGCAGTAACAACGAGAAGCGTCTTGTCTGCTCCTGATGCCACAGATACTTTCGTGAATGGGATATAGAACCTCATGTTATCTCCTGTAGTTCCTGATAGCTAGTTTTCTCTGGGTCGGCTTGGACGTAATCATATTGAGATGCCCTTTGACCTTTTGCAATAGAGGGTGGATACGATGCACGATAACTGTTCCGAACTCGATTGCCCTTCCCTGGTCCCCGAAAGCATTGGATTCGTAAATACCACATTCTCCAGCAGTATGAGTAGTGTCAGTGACTACGACATCTGCTATACCATTGATGCCAGCCGCTAGGTATTTCCCGTGGACAGCTAGCTCTAAGGTGTCTCCTGTGCTGGGAGTAGCTCCGCCTCCGGTAGCTAGCTGAGTAGGAGTTCCACTAGAGATCTCCCATATATCTGTAGTCCCTGAGTAGTCTGTTGGAGTAGCGAGATAGAAGTCTCCAGATCCACCGAAGTCAGCTCTGACTACTGCTCCTGGAGAGTACCACGCAAGAGTAACAGCGTCAGCTCCTATAACTACCTTAGTGTATTGGTTCGGGCTTAGAGTAGAGTATTCCCCTTCTTCTGTGACAGAAGGGTTTGCAGGATCCCACCCAGAGCCGGAAGCACCTCCTGATCCTGAGTACCATTGACCCGAAGTTGTATGATGGGTGATACCGGATCCACCTCCCCCATAGATAGGTGACGTAGCGTAAGAATCAGGGTCAGCGTCACTGAACGGTCCTGTTCTGTCTGCGGCGACAGTGTATACCTGTTGCAGTTGAAATACAGGAGAAGCCATGTTATACCCTTAGGTGTGATTCAGGATGGCCTAAGACCCACGAGTTAGGGTCCGTGCCCCAGATGTTCGGATCACCCTCAGTAATGATCTTCTTGTAGATAGCCCGCCACTTGGTTGAGTCTGCGGGCATATGAGCGTTAGCCAGCCCCTGTCCCTTTACGTGTCGAATGAACGACTCTCTCCTGACAAGAGGCACGGAGTCGAAGGTGTCGTCGAGGTTCATAGCAGGGAAGTGTCCACCTAGCTTCCTGTAGACCATCATGAGCTGCCCTATGGACCTTAGCACGTGCCGGACAGTAGGAGTCTTGGCTCCAATGTCGGTGGTGTCTACCAGATGGTGGGCCATCTTCGTCTGCATCGCAGCTTTTCGAGTCCATGACCCTAGTGTAGTCCCTAGCCCTGCCCGAACATCGAATATCTCGTTGTTATCGTGGGCTTGTAGCTTACCTTTCAAACCAGTGATCTGTGTTGGAGACAGGATACCAGAGTCGAACCTCACAGCAACTAGATCGAGGTCAATACCAGGGACAGGGATTCTACCTACGTGTAGTCCCTTCACAGCAGCGATAGAACGGAACACTCCAATCAGGTTGAACGGAATGCCCCTTCTCATAACGTAGTGGGGACGTGTAAAATACCAGTGTATCTCAGACATCTTGAGCTCGCTTCTTCAATAGGGTGTGTGCGTTCTTTACTTCTAGTTCGGTCCTGGACAGAGCGGATAGGAGGCCAAGATCCTTAGACCCTAGTCGCATATCCTTCCGCACGGTCTTGTTCACCGGGTCAATCTTGTATTCTATCGTCTCGAGATCCAGAACTAAAGGACCTCCCCAGTGGCCTCCTTGATACCACTCTGGGCTCTGGACAGAGTCGGAGATGTTACGGTCTGCTCCCGCTGACGGGGTGGTAGCATCGAGATTCAGGGCTACGTCTCCATGTGTACCCGAGGCAGGGTACTTGATCGGTAACGTAGTCCTTCCGTCTTGTAGCTCGACTAGCTCAGCCCAGGACTTGACTCCGCCACCAGTGCCGTAGTTCTCATACCAGTTTCGGCGTAGCCTATTACCAGCGTTAGCTGCTACAAACCTCTTGATGGCGTCTAGCCACGATGTATATGTCTTCTGTAGCTCTACGATGTTTAGGAAGTAGAAGCTATCGAACGTAGCTTCTACTCCGCCATGCCCAGCTCTTACTCCCTTGCCTCCAATGAAGTCATTAGCCCATGATCCACCGGATACAGGCTCCGATACTGCGCCCATTTGACTCTTGAGTACCCCATCCTGAAAGAACAACCACGTGCCTGTTAGATTCCTAGCAACGGTGAAGTGTCTAGTGATGGGGAACGGTCCAGCGACCGGAACACTCATGCCAGTGACAAAGAACGTGTTGGGGTTGCCTGCTACGTCAGCAGTCCAGTTCCACCGGATAGAGCCATCCGTCATCCAGGCCAAATAGCCCCATCCGTGCTTACCGGAGCTCAGTCCATTGGGATCGGGCATTCCAAAGATGTAGTCCGTCCCTGGGACCTGAGCAGACTCGAATGTCACGGAGATGTTGAATAGCCAATCACGCTTCACGTTGTATGCTGCGATATTCGGTATGTTGAACGTTTCGCCTAGGGTCTTTCCGTCCGTCCTGAGCGAATTCCCAAGCGAATCCCCCATCGTTCTCGATGGGATACCTGATTCGTTTATGTAGATCGCTGGTGCTCCAGTCAGAAGGACGGGGCGGAACGTCTTATCAGGGTGGATAACCTCTGTGACTTCGGCCCTGGCCTTTACGAGTTCTCGACTGGCAATCCGGCCACGTGCTTGTGCTAGCTTGGCGCATAGACTAGGGTCGGTGATGTCCGACTCAGTGCTCATACGTTCTCTAACACCGAACGTCTCTACGTAGCGCTGATTGACTGCTGTGCCTTTGACTGCTAGTCCAGTGTCAGGGTCAAGAGCTCCTTGCACTGTGAACTCGGTGTGTTGCTTGGCTAGATCGATAGTTCGAGTGAATGTCTCGAGATCATCGAGGCTATACCCGTCTACTGCGGTGACATTGACTAGTGCGGCGTCTGGGTAGGTCACTTCCTGGGGATACAAGAAGAATCTTCCGAGTCTATCGACTCCCCAGACGAACCGACCGGGCAGCATGTCAATTACCCGCTTCAAGACCGAGCTAGCTTGCTCGTCAATCGCCTTGATCTCTGGTAGCACCATCCTGAACACTGAATCTGGAACCCAGTAGTTAGCTCCTAGCAAGGGGCCGTCGTTTCCGCCCGCTTCGTTGGTTTTGGTAGCCAGATCGGAGATGTGAGTCAGTATATCCTCGATAGTCGAGTTCGTGAAGTCCTGGAGCAAGAAGATATCGTCGAAGATGGTGCCTAGTCCAGCGAAGTCCAGCTTGACGGCGTTGGTGAGGGGCTCATAGACTACTTTGCGGATCTTACCCAAGTAGATCTGGAGTGCTGTCTCTTCCGTGATCGTTAGTGAGGCATTAGGGTAGTTCTTGACCCAGATGGATACGTTGTCACCGTAAAGGTCCCCGGCTTCGGAGAGTTCGTGATCTAGGGTGATTAGCTTGCTGGCAGACTCCGATCCTGAGAGGGCAATCTTAGCCGATCCTTTGCCACAGCCTCCGTGCTTGTTCCATCGGAACGTCAGCTCTTCTATCTCCATCGAGAGGCTCATTAGGATCTCGTCTGGAGAGTCCGTGAACCTCTGTCGCTTGTGGATGTTCAGAATGAAGTCTCCAGCCTTAGCAGCTGGTCCACGAGGAGTGTAGTATTGTGAAATGCCTGTCATGGGAGTATAGATCCGTCTGGGCCGTATGGGTCAGAGCCCCCACCGAAGTGGTTGCTGACCCACCATTCGTATAGCTCTTGTCGGTTAGTGCCTATTGGAACTCCACAGATTCCGTAACCATCTGAGGAAGCATATGCGTGCATAGCTCCGATGGCGTGGTTAGAGCCCGCTATGAACTCCCCGTTTACATACGCAAAGGTTCTGTGTGTCCCTGCTTCTGAGAAGGCTAGGGTTATGATGTCTCCGGGCATGACTACCTTGGTGACGACGTAGATGGGCAAGAATACCGTTCCTGACCCAGTTACTGAGGCAATGATGAGCTTAGATGCCCCGCCTAGGTAGTCAGTGTATAGGTAGTACCCGTCTGGTGCATTACCAGCTCCTGAGTCTTTCAGGTTGACTGCTGGGCCTATGCCACAGCCCCATCCAGCTGCTAGGTTATGCTCTGATACTCGGACAGAGACGGCTTGCTCTCCGCTCCCTGCCTGTGCCTTATCTCGAGGATGGATAGCTGCTCCCCACTCAGACAAGGTGACTTTGTTCCAGGTGACGTAGCCTACGCCGGTGCGTCCCGTCTTAGCTAGGCTCCATTGCCAAGCTGACGACCCCTGTGATCGGTTAGTCCACAAAGAGAAGTCGTCGAAGTAACTCCGATCTTGATGGGCATCACTGCTCCGGTCTACTGGGCTCCTGTTAGTGAAGTTGCTCATGCTACTAGGAACCTCTCCTTGTATGTCACCAGGAAGTCGATGTTGGGAGTACCCGCTACCAAGTTATGACTAACTCGTAAAGTTGTTACAGCTGCGCCACCGAGTAGATCCCACCACGTACCCTCTTGAAGCCCCATGAATAGTGGGTTGTCACTTCCGTCGTGCACCAGGCGTCGCTCGAAGTCTAATACGATCTGAGAGTTTAGGTTCCAGTCGATTCCATGGAGCTTGAGCTCCTTACCCGTGGAGTCGTTCTTGATTGAGATAGTGCGGCCCGTCTCACTTGCTGACTTTAGAGTCATTCCAATCGTGGGTAAGGCAGTAGTCGTTCCGTTGTTGATAGTAAGAGCCTGGGTATAGGGGGAGGCTCCGTTCTTATTGAAGGCGTCAGTAGTCAGTGTGGTAGACTTCCAGTATGGCTCCTGGGTCTGCATCTTGAAGGAGACATTGTAGCGATGGTGCGTCGATCCCTTTACCGGACTATACTCGACGTTTCCTGACAGCCACGCATCGATATACCTCCCAGTGAAGATGTTGAAGCTCTGTTCTCCAGCCTGGAGTGCAGCCATCATAGCATCTAACTGCTCTCTGGCAGTGTCATCCGATCCGTGCTGCATGAATCCACGACAGGTGATCTCTCTGCCCTTGATCTGCTGGCTCTGGAGATTCTGGCCTATAGCTGCTTGGCGTGGGGTGAACTTGGTAGCTACTAGGAAACGATCCTTCCACTCCTCCAATACGAACGCCGTAGGAGCAGGGGTAGTTCCGAAGGTGTAAGCTCCGAATGCTGGTGCGAATGTTGCCATGTTAGATTCCTAGTCCTCCGAGTGAAGCAAGACCCTCAAGGGATTCAGCGACCTTTTCCCCGATCAGAGTAGCCAACTGTTCGGCGTCGGAGCTCCCACCCTCGACACTTACGTTTAGGTTGTCTACCCGAACCCCGCCGCTTCCGCCCCCGAGGGCCTTAGATAACAGTCTTTGCCCTCTATCGCTTCCAAGAGGGATGATAGCTTCTTGCCCACCAGGGTTGTCCCCTAGTAGCATCGGCCTTGTAGTAACTCCACCTTCTGCTGCTGCTGCTGTAGCTGTGCTGGCTACTCCTACAGTCGCGTTGATTGCAGAGATGGCTCCTACCACTCCGCCGACGGTTCCGACTACCGCAGCTCCGAAGGCTAGGGCTCCGCCCAAGGTAGCAATAGCAGCGAGTGACGCTGGGACGGCCCAGGCTAGTGCGAGGCCCTGTGCTGTAGCAATAGCGTTAGCTGCTACGATCTTACTAGCTATCAGGGCCTGAGCTGTCTGCTTTACAGTAGCAGCCGTCTCGGTCGCATCGATTATGCCTATCGATACCAGAGCTTGCGTGAGCAATCGCCCAAGCCATCCCAAAGTTGCATCCAGCAACTGACCTATGACCTTCATTGGGATGGAGAAGATGGCTCCTAGGACCTGACCGACCGGGCGGAAGGCGTCTGTCATAGCAGAGGCAACCAAACTGGATCGAACGCCAAACTCATCTACTTGTAGTGTAGCATTTGCGATCTCTTCTCCAACTGCCCTGAATGGGGAGGCTGCAATGTCTGTGAGCTGGCCCAAGATACCGAGCTGCTCGACAATCTCCTTTACCCCAGTAGTCTCGTTGAACTGCTCGATGTCGAAGCTGAACAAGGAGCCTAGGGATAGGTCAGAGAACTGACCCACTAGCTGGTCCCTGACCCTGTCACCGAGGAGCTTGACTGCTTCTCTATCGAGCATCTTGGGGTCGAGCAGGTCCTGGAACAAGGCGTTGAAGGAGTTACGTAGTCCGTCTACCTGAGTGGCCTGGGTAACCAGGGACTTAGTAGTTTGTCCTAAACTCTTACGAGCTGTAGTCTGGACCCCACCAAGATGGGTGCTAGTTTTAGCTAACTCGTCCAGTGTAGCATTCAGTTTGTCCGCTGAGATGACTCCGTGATCGAGCTCCCACTTCAGACTGGCTCCGGCCTTGGTCATGAAGTTTAGGCTTTCAACTCCGTTCCTAGCTGTCCACGCTAGACTCTTGTTCGAGCCAATAGCATCATCCAGGGTCTCGTCAAGGACCTGGAACGTCTGGCCCAGTTGCTCAACTGCCTTACCCGCAGTCTTGAAAGCAGGGATCCAGGGAATAGACTGGATGGCTTGCCCTAGCCCCTTGATTGCGGTGCCTGCCACTTCGATGACAGCTCGAATACCCTCGAAGACGATACCGATGCCAGTGAGCACCAAGGGCAGGAGGTTCAGGACTGCAAAGATCAGATTGACCACGACAGTGCGGATACCGTGGAAGGCAGTCTCGAACTTCTGTCTCAGCTCTTTGGGTAGCTTATTGATATCCGAGATACCTAGCCCCATGGCATTGATCTCGTTAGTCACCAGCTTGATGACAGCTTGCAGCTCCCTTGACTGGAGAATGATAGTTCCGATGTTGGAGACGGCTAGCCCGACTCGGTTAGCGAAGATGGCCCATGCTCCAGCGCCAGACTTAGCGATCTGTGTCGAGGCCCCCGCAGCCATGTCGTTGATTTGCGTGATGAGAGTATTGAACTTCTCCATCTTCGTAGCGGAGACTTCCATCTTGACGCCGAACTCTCCAGCGTCAGCTCCACCAGCTCGGAGGGTTCGAGCAGCTAGGCGGGTCAGCTCCACCAGGCCGTTGCCGCCCTTATACTCCTCAGTGAAGTCGGCTACAGCCTTGGTAGCCTTCATAGCGTTGTTGACTCCCAGCCCACCCATCGTAATGAATAGCTGCTGGGACTCAATCATAGCAGCAGCAGTGAACCGAGTAGTCTGAGCCAAGGTGTCGGCGTAGTCAAGCATCGTCTCCTTTGCTCGGACTGTAGTGATGCCTGCCTTCTGAATGGCGAAGTCCAGGCGTCGGTTAGCCAGCTCCATATCCGATGCACTAGTGGATACAGCGCTGGCTCCTTTACCGATAGCCTGGAACACTCGAGTCACCGCTGTTCCGATGATGGAGAGATCTCGGAACTTGGACCGGAGCCCAGTGGCATCCTTCATGAGCTTTTTCAGGCTCATGCTCGCAGACTTAGCGGCAGCCTTACTGGTGTCCTGACCAGTGATCTTGTTAGTGATCGTATTGACTGCTTTGTTGCCTACAGGACTATTTGCCATCGATCCAGTCTCCCACGTTGTAAACAGTTAGGATATCGCCCTTAGTGGCTTTCTCCGAGATCCTGTTGCGGATTGGGCCTTCCCAATCCTTTTTAGCCCTCAGATACCAGTCGAGCTGGGTGATTCGGAGTTCTCCGAGTTCTCTGAGGGGGAGTCCCCCGTATCTGACGACCCAATAGAGGTCAAGGCGCCGATGTCCATACCAGCGAAAAAACCCAGCACATCCTTGAGCACCTCCATGAGCTCGGACGAGGTGCACAGGTCGTAGACTTCCTCTACGTCTGTGAACGCCGCTTCGTATCCCTGGGAGCAGTAGTAGATCATGTGAGCCAGCTCATCGAGCGTAGCTACGACCTCTGTGTCTGTTCCCATGAAGATACAGCGCTCTGGCCCGAACTTCTCTTGAAAGGCCACGATATACTTGAGCTTGGGTGAACCTAGCTCCCTGTCTCTGCCACCCATGTGCGCTACGATGTTTGCCACACCTAGTGCATCCTTGAGGTCGGCTGCTACCTTTTCTTGAATCGACATTACTTCTGCTCCTGGGACAACTCGTCCATCTTCTTGAAATCCCCACCATAGTAGGAAATGAACTCATTACCGACGCCGTCAGGGACGGGCCGGACTAACTGCATCTTGATCCCCCTACCCTTCTTGAGTAGGGAGCCCATGATGTCAAACTCTTTGAACAGGATACGTACCCCGTTCAAATACAACTCAGTGTTTTGTGTGTCACCGTCGGTGACTATCTTGATCTCCATGATCGACTTCTAGGTGATAGTTGCGTCGTTGTTCGTAACTGTGAATGTGAATTCCCGAGTCGTGCCGATATCGGCATAGAGCTCGAACGTCGGGTTGTAGGTGACAATGCCCATCGAGTTGACGAAGGGAACAGCACCTGAGACAAGACGAGTCTGTGCTCCTTCGATGGTAAGAGCAGCAGTCGCGGACTGAGCGATACCGATGGTAATGGCCCGGGTCTGCTCAGCTAGGAAGTCATCGAACTCCGCGTAGTCCTCGAACTCCAGCTCCATGGACAGCTCGCCCATGACTTTACTCGAGCGATAGGGTTCCAGAGTCGTCTTGCTCTCGATCCCAAACCGCGTTTCGTAGTTGTTGTTGTAGGAGAACGTGAAGGAGCGACAGATACGATCCGCTCCGTTGATCTGTATCGCCTGGGTCACCTGACCGTTCGGGAACACAGCCTTGGTCAGCTCACCCCGAATATCGGCAGCCGTGGGAGTGGACTTAGCCACCTTAGTGACTTCCTTGCCCAAGAACTCCATCGTAGCGAGGATGATACCATTCTGTGAAGCAGCGATGCTCAGAGACGTGATCTTGCACCCAGCATACAAGAAGGAGCTGACAGAGGAGCCAGATCGAAGGATCTCGATGCTCAGACCTTTACCGACCACATCTGGGGTACTCGGTGGCTCGAAGGCCCAGACATACGGACCAGCTCCAGACGGAGTAGGTGTATGGCCAAAGGCGTGCTCAAGTAGCATGAGCATGCCATCGAACGTTAGCTCAAGCTCGACAGAGCCGGAGACTGATCGCTGCCCTGCGAACACCTTTTGGTAGTCTTCGGCTGCATCATTGATGTCACCCGATTTGAAGAACTCGATGGGCATATCGAGTGAATCTCCGGTGTCCCGGAGTGGGAAGTATCGCGTTCGAGCAACAGTGGTTCCCCACGTTGCTTCTTCTGCGATCCCCATAAAAGCACCAAGTCCTGGTAGACTCATGTTTGCCTCGCTTGATTTACACGGATTTCAAGAGTGAATGCAGTTACCCACACTTGGTTCACTCCAATGCGACTCAGCTCTTCTTTCTCCGGCGGATCGTAGTCCACAGAAGTAAGGAGGCTGTAAAGGACGTTAGCTTCAGCGTGGGGGTTAGTGAACCTACTCACGTCCCTCATGAACACGTCAGCAATATACTTCGACTTCTCTAGTTGTGCTTGAAGCACGTTGTCTGTTGTGTCAAACGTATCCAGTAGCAGGATACGGAAGAAGTAGGTGATGTCATAGAACCCAACCACCAGGTCACTGGCTTCGAACTCCATCTGCCCTTCTTGGGGCCTGACGAACACCGCTGGGACCAGGGTGTCTAAGTCTAGGTCCAGGTTGAGCTGACTCAGGTCACCCTCTTGGGCCAAGACCAAGCCAACGTTCCCGCCCCCGATAGGCTCGTCTGTGCGGATAAGGTTCACCGCTTGAACCATTAGCTCGCTTGTGTATAGGTTACTTGCCACGACGTTTCATAGCCCTTTGAACTCTTACTACGAGTTCTTTGAACATCTTGTCTCCAACCGCTTGCAAGGATTCTGCCATAAAGGGACGGGCGAGTATACCCTTTTGTCCGATGGACCGGGCGACAGCATACCACTCGTTCTTCGGGATATTGTGCTGACGTAGCCAGCGCTGTAGCCTACGAGACGAGAGGGGCGGGGCTTTAGCTCCTGCTTTACGTCCAGCCTCGACTACGTGAGCATATCGATTTCGGGAGTCCGCTCCTACGATATGCTCGAACTTACTAGGCGTGCGGATGCGTAGTGCCTTCTTCAAGTCTCCAGACGATACAGGGACTCGCCGCTTCATCTCTCTTAGGAGCATCTGCGAAGCTTTCTTGAGTCCTGCTTCTAGCGCCTTGCGTTCCCGAATAGGGAACTGCCGCCAGTAGTTGACGGCTTCGGGTAGTCCAATCGTTTCAAAGCCCCATCTAATCATCGGCAATGATCTCCTCGGCAGATGCTTCCGAGTGATCGTCGAATACCTGAAGATTGGTGATCCTATGCTTCTTAGCTCCATCACCGTCGTCTTGGATGATGTCGGAAGGCTCTACGTTCGTAGTGTCAAGAACGAAGAGGGAGAATAGAACGGACTTGATACCAACTTCGGTTTGGACCCGGTCGGTGTTCTGGTGCTCTCGATAAGCCTGGATCCCTGTCCCCGCACTTGCCTCGGCCATGTCCATTCTACCCGCAGTCACCGTGCTGCTTGTGCGTAGGAGCGTGACAGTAGTGTTGGAACAGTAGAGCATTAGATACCTGCTACCTGGATCTTGCGGTGAGGAGCTAGAAGAGTCTGGACATGAGGTGGCGGGATACTCGAGGTGAACACCAGTCGCTTTAGGCTCATGGTGGCTTCTCTCATTCCCGACGCCCTCTGTTGGTTGAGAACGAAGATGGCCCACTCGAGACAGCCCTGGTTGATGTCCAAGGGCACCGAAGCGAGGTCTGTGTATCCCGGAGTGTAGATGGCCTTTACCGTCTGACGACCAGGAATGAAGTAGCTGTTGTCCTGCCCTGTCTTGATCGAGACTCCGTCGCCTTGGATCTTCTCGACTCTACCCTCGTCAGCATAGAGCAGGTAGTCAACGTTGATCGTCAGTGCCGTAGCAAAGACCCTATCGGAGTCTTCCGACAGTGACAGGGATACAGGGACGGGCCACTCATTCAGGAACAGGACTTCGGTCCTGGAGTCTACATCGAGTAACTCCGTGACAGACGTAGCCAGCGCGGGGTTGTGGATGACCTTCCGATCCAACCAACTATGCACCGCTTCGGTAGCTCGGTCGATAGCCTGCTCTCGGACAGCTACTTCCGCAGCATTGGTGCCAAGGATGGTTTCGAGCTGAGCAAGAGTGCAAAGATGATCGGATCGGATAGCCATTATACCCTCATGGACAGTCGCAGGCGTAGGAGGTTACTGTGAAGTGCCCTGCCCCTGCCTTATCTGCTTGATAGGAGAGGTTCTCTCCGTGTACCCCTTGGAACCATCCATAGGGCATGTAACCCAAATACAGCTCCCCTGGGAAGGGGATTTCCATAATCTGGATTATTGTGGTGCCAGACCTTAGTGTCACTTTTGTATTGGCTGCTGAAGCCATGATACAAGTGCATAAGATCCGTGCCCCTTTCTCAGTCTCTGATGGAGCCAAGATAAAGGGACTTGTTGTTGGAACAGGTCCCGATGACCTAATGACTCCGCCGCCGCCGATTACTGAGGGCAGAGTAGTCATTTAGGGTTTCTTCTTACCCCTCTTCTTGGATTGGGCAATGCCCTTCTTCTGGTCAGGGTCATCCTGGGATACGACTCCGCCATCGGAGGGCACCGCAGGGATGACATCACCCAGCTCGCCGTAGGCGTCGCGGAGAACGAAGAACTTGTCCTTGTGCTTCCTCATGAGCATCTCGGCTTCGTCGCCCTGGCACTGGTAGTTGGATCCCTTCCTGAGCCAGCGAACAGGGTTGTTCGTGACCTTCAAGGGCTTCTCTCCGATGTAACGTAGCTTGACTCGCATTTCAATACCTCTGTGTGGGGATAGCTTGCTCCCGCCCGCCATGAGCAGGAGCAATGAACTCTAGTTGAAGTTGTAACCGATGGCGCAGTTGTCGAACGTGGCCGAGTCCTGGAGATCCAGGAAGCCGCGACGTTGGGAGATGGCCATGGTGTTGACGCCGGTCTTGATGTCCCGGTCCGTCTCGACCCTGGGGTCTCGCTTGGTCCCACGAACGAAGCTCGGCAGATGCACAGCCAAGAAGATCGTGAGGTTGGTAGTGACGCCATCATAGACGCCAGTGGCATTCAGATCCTCGCGCACGTGCTCGGAGATGATGATCGGCGAGCCGTCGATGGCGCCAATCTGTCCGTTCAGGATCGTGGCCGCAGGACCAAACTTGTCCAAGGTCAGGACCTCGGCGATCTGAATGAAGTTGAGAAGACCCAGCCCGCTGGTGATGTAAGCGAGATCACTGGGGTTCTCTCGGAATCCCGGGCTCAGGAGAGCGCGAGTGTTACGAATCATGTCCGCAGTGAAGGGGCTGGGGTTCGTGGTGTTGTAGATGTTCGAGCCGGCGAACTGACGGAGACCGTCCAGTGCCTTCCGAGGATCTTCGGCTGCCGTGGTGTCGGAGTCCATGTGACCTCCAGTGGCATCGCCATTGATAATCATGGTCTCCTCTGCGCGGAGCAGAGCCTTCGAGACCCAGCCTCGGACGAAGGGGATCATCGGGATGATCGAGTCTTCCGTGATCTCCTCGGTGAAGTCGACAAACGACTTCATGATGACACTGGCGAGCGACTTGTTCGCAGTCGTTGCGATGGATGCTCCGAAGTTAGTGTCGGTGGCAGCCGCCCCTTCTCCGACCACGGAAGCGATGGGCTTCGCGGTCTGGGTCGGGATCGTGTAAGGCTCGGTGGGCATACGGATGAGCGGGAACAAGCCAGCCACGATGTGCTGGAGCATGATCGCATCCGTGAGCTGACTCGAGAAGTCAGTCGGGATCCACTCGAGTCCTTCCGTGGCCGTGCCTGTGTCCATCACAGCCTTGAGGCCCTCGGTGAGTCGGTCCACGCGGTCGAAGGACTTGAGCCCCTTGATCGCTGCCCGAGGGTCACGACGAGCCAGCTCCTTGTACTCCGCAGGGCCGGCGGCGCACATGGCGGTGTGCACCAGCATCACGTCGTCGATGGCAGTCTGGATCTCGGTGAGCCTCTCATCCTTCATCGCCAGTGTGCGGATCCCGTAGGAGTCCTTCACGATCTGGGGATGACCAAAGAGGTTCGTGCGGGTGTTGTCCGCCCGGCATACGTCGTGGATCGACTTGATGTTGAACTTCCGCACCAAAGACTTCGGCTCGGGAACCTCATCGAATCGATGGGTCTCCTCTGCCGGAGTCCGTGCCGCTGCCAGGTTACTGGCTACGGCGTCGTTGACCATCGTGACGAGGGTCTCTTTGGGGGTGATCCCTTCCTTGACCTTCGCGGTGAGATCGTGGATGCTCTTCTTGAGCTCTTCCAGTGGAGTTACCTCTGGCATGTCATTTACCTCGAATGTGTTGAGTGTTACCGCAGGTCAGACCGTTCTTTACTCCCTCTTCGATGACCTGCTTGGGATCGTAGAGTAGTTGTGTAATGTCATTGATCCCAGAGAGGATGTCCGACACGAGTTCCTTGGTGCGACTCTCTTCCTTCTTGGAGGAGTGCTTGGCCTTGAGCTCCTCGCGGAGGTTCAAGAACTTCTTGATGGCTTCGAGATCATCAGCCGTCCACTCGAGGGCGACAAGAGGAATCTCGAAACTTTCTGCCATGACTTCGATCAGGCTCTTGTCCGCGATCTTCTCCATGGTGATGAGGTGAACGTGGCCATCGGACGAGTCGGTGCTCGCTTCGTTGGTGATGGTGTGGAAGTGGTTGTCTTCGAAGCTGGTAGCTCCTAGGACAATTTGACCCTCGTTGACTTCGATGAGATAGGAGTGGGTATGCCCATCCGAGCTCTTGTCTGTCATGCCACGGTAGACACCGTCTGTGAGCTTGATCTCAGCGGGCAGCAGCTCCTTCTCGAACCTCTTGCAAACCGCTGACTTGCTGACTGCTCTACGAAGGGCAGAGCCGTTAGCAGGAATGCCACAGATAGAGTTCTCGAGCAGCTCCCACTCCAGGTGCGTGACTCCGGTCTGTCCGTCAAGGACGGGGTCAGTGCCGATGACCTTAGGGACGAAGCCGATGCTTGTCGCGCTGAGCGCTCCTTCCTTTACGAGTCCTTCGACCACCTGAGCGAAATCGTTCGTCTTGGAGAACGTGGCATCGTAAAGGAGCTCCGAGTTGTCGTCTGTCAGGCGCAGGTTGTCAGCCCGCCCGATGGGCAGGGACTCCTTCTGCCCGTCCCAGAAGGGGCTGGACATGTGGCCATAGAACAGAACCGGGTTGTCCTTGTATTGCGGGAAGCTGGCTTTGCCGCCCTCAGGGACGACTACTTCCCCATGCCGGTCTACTGCGAGCGTGGTTGCAGCGAAGGTCAGAGCACTGTCTTCGCCGTCTTTACGCTCTCCGATAAACTTACGTTTCATCGTAGTGCTCTCCAAATGTAGTTGAAGGTGATTTGTCAAATGTCTCAATCAGAGACTGAGTAAAAAGCCGCTCCTCCTCCGTTTCCCCATCGGACTCGTCATCCTCATCGGGGTCGTCCGCAGCATCATCAGGATCGTTGTCCCCGGGTTGAGAGTCCTCCGGAGAAGGAGCGACAGGTTCCGGCTCGCTGGTGACGGCCTTTTCCAAGGGCCTGAACTGACCAGGAATCAGAACGATGTCCCCATGCTCTTCAAGAGGAGGCATACCGATCAGGGCCCGGCCCTCGTTCGTGGTGATATACCCTGACTGTCGCAGGTCAGACAGGGACTTAGTGAGAGTTTTGAAGCTCTCCACCAGAGGGATAATGAATGATCGGTCGAAAGTGACCACCACTTCGGGGTCGATTCGAGGGACAAGCATGTGGTTTAGATACTGACAGAACCAGATCAACCACGGAATATGGTTGGCTTCCCAGAGCATCTTGCGCTGAGCGTCAGCATTTGCATAGGACGCTTCGGAGAAGTTGCCCATGTAGACAGGAGGAACGTGGAACATGGAGCCGATCTTATCTCTCGAGAAGCTCTGCTGCTTCAGGAACTCCATGTCTTTGGCGTTGATTCCGATCTTCTCCAGCTTCATATTAGCACCGATGATACCGATGCCGTGCTGGTTCTGG